TGTGTGGGCGGCTCTTTCGTGTCCGCCTCATCAATAACCAGCTCACTGAGTTCACGATCAGTGAGCACGACACCTTCACTCAACGCTCGATTCGCGTTGCGCGCATTCGTCCGTTCCTTCTGCAGCGCCGACCGTAAGCCTTCGGTGTGGGAGGACACCGCGTCTCGCGTGTCAGGTTGCAGAGTTGCGAGGAACGATTCGAACAGTTCCATCGGATCTGTCATGCCTGTCTCCTTCTCGTCAACTTGCGTCGACGTGCGTTTGTAGGGCACACCGGCATCCCGGGAACCGTAAAGGTCGCATGTGCCCACTTGAGAACGCTTGCTCCAGTGGAATCTTGCCTTCCTGGGCGTTCCTTTGACATCCGTCTGAGACGCGCTCGTCTCCAACGGTCAACCACGACTTCTTCATCTTGAGACCCGCACTTGCTAGGTCTCTTGCCGCTAGCATCGTACCCTCCCCGTAGGCGTCACCAACTTCCGTCAGTGCGATCAGTTCCGCTCGGTTTCGAACGTGTGCCTGTGGTGACCCCTCTCGGAACTGTTCGAACTTGTCGTGAAGTGTTGCAGCCAGGGTCTCGTACGACCAGCCCTGCTCCTGCCCCTCCTCGATAATCTTGCGTACCGCCTCACTAGTGGTTTCGTTGATGCCAGATATCCTGGTCGCGCTGTGAGTGCGCAGGTAATCCACTACCCTGGGGTCCTGCACAGCGAAGGATAGGTCGATTTGCTTCAGGAGAAGCAGGCTATCGTTCGCTCCAGCCAAGAGCGCGGGGGCTTGTAGTTTCTCCAACACACCTTTCCAGTTGATCGACGTCGATGCCTCGACTGCAAGCCAGGCTTCATGCCACCAGGGTGGGAGAACCAGTTCACGAACGTTCACTTGGTACCCTTCGCTCTGTACCTGTGGGAGCGAACGCAGTTTCTTCACGAACAAGCGTTCCTGTGACGTGAACACGCCACGGATGTCCTTCAGATACCTGCGTTCCAGTTCCTGGAGACGTGAGACACGTAACGCAAGTAGAGCCTTCGAGGCAACCGCCTCACTCAGTGCCATTCGCTAGCTTCTGCACCAATTGGCTCAGCACGTGCCTCAACGTCTCCCGGGTGCTTGACGAAGCACTACCCGCTTTACCACGCGGTGGGGTTGCAGCGTTACCAGTACAGGGTTGTCCAAGTGACGTTGGATCCGGTGGTGGTCTAAACGCTGGAATGTCATTCACAACCTCAGGAAGTGACTCGAGCATCTCGTCGACGTCGTCTTCACCGAGTGCAACTAGCAGCATCCGCTGAACTGTTCGTGGATCGCCTAGGTATGATGCTGCCGAGGTGATTGCAGACACCTCCTCAGTCTTCGTCCCTACCACGATCGGTGGGAACGTGATCTCCAGGTGGAACTGTGGATCCACGTTCCACACGAAGTTCCCTTCCGTGTCGATCTGGAGAATCGACTTCAGTGCACCGCCAAGTGCTTGTGAGTAGTAGGCGACTGCGATCACCGCCATGAAGATGTCCGACAGGCGCGAGATCCAATCACTCTGCTCGAGCTTGAACATCAGCTCTGTAGGGCGGTCGAGTGAGTCAGCAGTAGCCAGTGTACCAACACTCACATCACCAAAGTACGTCTCGGGTAACCCGAACGCTGCACACACCATCAGCAACACACGTCTGCCATCATCGATCCCGATAGTAGCACCGGAAGTGCGCATTGGTTCGATATCGTTCCCTTCACGCGTAACTGCTGTCGCTCCAGGCATGAACGGCATCGAGGGTGGTAACTGATTGACGCCTACCGCCGGTGGCTGGGATGCGACATTCGCCATTGCATCCCGCGTCTTCTGTTGTGTGCGACTGTCGGGTGTGGTAACCTTCCACGCGTACTTGCGATACGCACGTACGATCGACAGCCAGTCCTCCAGGAACTCCTTGTACGCCTTCGCCCAGTCGATTGCGGCGTACACAGTCGGCACAGCGTACTTCCAATCCGCGAATCCACCCTTGCGGATGTGGTACACGAACTGGTCCTTCACGATCTCGTGTGTCCCCAGCCGCTTCTTTGCGTCGTCAGGGAGGGCTGGGAGTTTGGCAAGGTTGGCAGGCCCTTTCAACAAGTACGACCAGTTCGGGTAAACCTTCGCGGGTGTCCTGTCACTGGCGTTCACTTTCTTGCGCACGTAGTACCACACGGCCTTCTTATCGTTCGGGTCAGTGATGACGTCGTCGATGTCACTGAACGGTAAGTTCCGGATAGTCACTGTACCCTTGACTGCGTTCACCACGAGCACCACGAAGATGTTGCCATCCGTGTGGAGAACCTTCTGCTTGTCCACCAGCGCACGGAGTGACGTCAGTTCCTTCCGGTTCTCGTAGTTGTCCCAGAACTGCATCAACAGTTCGGTCACCTCTTCCTGGTTGGTGGTGACCGAGATACCCTGCCCCCAGGTGTAGATCTGGTGGACTTGGATCCCACGCTTGATCAGTGGGTTCTTGATCGCCATCACTCTCCCCAGACGTGTGATGCGGAACAACCCCTCCCGGCTAAACTCTTGCTCGCTTGCTGCCAGGAGGCGGATGTAGTTGATGTCTTCCAGCGCCAGTTCCAGTTCCTCGATCCGCTCCTGGAGTAGCTGCTGCATCTCGCTCAGTTGTTGTTTCTGCTTAGCCATGCGCTACCTTTACACGGGAGAGACGCGAACGCCATCTTCCGACGTGTCCTGTTCTTCAGGTTTCCGTTTCGACGCCTGCCAACCCACAGCAAACATTCCCAGGGATCCTGCAATGATGGAATCCGGTGGGTGCTTCTCACCGAACAGTTGGTCGGGTGTTACTGTCTTGTGTTCCTGGTACACGGACTCAATCCTGGGTGCCTCTAACTGCCCATGCTCGATCGCCAGGATGTACTGTGAGAAGATCGTCTGGCGTGGCTTTCCCGTCAGGATCACACCACACACGTAGTCATCCTTCGACTCGAACACTACAGCTCCACTAGGTCTGCGTACTTCCCGCATGGGTACGAGATACGCATCCACCACGTCACCGATTCCAGTCATGTCGTGTGCTGCCCATCCACCGAATCGTGCCAGGCGGAGATTGAATCGCTCGATCATGTACGGCCAGGGCATCCTGTTCATACGCTCGAATGCAATCAGCCGGTACCTAACGTCACCGGGTCTCCACCTCCAGGTGAAGATGTCGGTGAAGTTATCCTTCCGTGCCCAGTCCGCACCTGTAAAGTACCAGTAGTTGTCGTTCGGTTCCTCGATCTCGATGTAGTCACCCGGTAACCCTTTGTACTCACCTAACGCACGACTGAACATCGCTTCCACGCTGGCTGGGTTGATGGCGTGTGCTCCAGCTGCGGGTGTTTGCAGGTCGTACTCAGTTTCCCACATCTGATCAGTAACCTCGGAACGCTTGGTTGCGATCTCGTGTTGGGTCAGCCACCCGTCTATTGGATTGCTGGTTTCTTTATAACACCACTCGTATACCGGCCACCCCTTCAGGCTAGCTCGCTTCAGTATCTCGGTCATTGTTCCGTTAGCATACTGGTGAGTGGACGACATCACTGTCTGCACAGGAATGCCAGTGTCACCCATCATCGGTTGACCCTGAGCGGCTTCCAGGATGGCGAGTTTCATCTCGTCCACCTCGTCCAATCGCAAACGCTGTGGGTGTGGACCACGAACACTCGCTTGAGACGCCATCAACGCTTCGATCTTGTTACCCCACGCCAGTTTCGACACTGTGGATGACGGATCCGACAGTAGCATGTGACGTGGAGCTGACTCATACGGCCAAAACCGATCCCTGTGGTACGAATGCACACGTTCTGACTGTGCACCGCTACCACCTAGGATCGACACACTCGCTTTCAGCGTAACCGCCTCGGTCAATCCCAAACAACTCAACATGTAGGTCTTTCCACCGAACCCACGACTGCCTTTCCAGACAGCCACAGGTGAACGTGCAAAGTAGGCATCGCAGAAGGCTTTCCAGGGTGTGGTGTGGTGAGCGCAGACTTGTACGTCGGGGATACGCACACCCCATGCGATCCACAGAAAGTCCTTGAGCGTTGCTTCGTCAGTGATGGGGATCGGGAACTCATGTAGCTCCATCGGTGTCGTGCTGCTCACGAATGGCGTTGGCAATGTCACGCAACGCCTCCACGGTTTCCATGTGCGGGTTGTAAGGCTGTGGGGCGAGCACGTACACTTGACAGTACGTGCCCTTCCCCGTAATGGAATCGTACCCACCGGACTCCGCCACCTTGACGAACTCCGACTTCACTTGGGTGGCTACGATAACGGCGTACACGCCATTCACTACCGGCAGCACATCGTACGCAGGGATCCACGCACCCAGTGGGATCGTGTACAAGCGGTTCTTCGGTCCACCAGGATCTGATGGAACCGGATCGGTTCGCACGTACAGCCCATCCGAGTGCGTTACTTTCAGTAAGTAGCGAACTGGAAGAACTGGCGCCATTGCTAGCTTTCAGCATCGGGTGGTGGGCTCGGGTACGTAGCGCCATGTCGAATAAGTGTGATTGTGGATTCCGTGAAGAGTGGGTGATCGGGATCTCCCCGCAGTGTGGTATCCACACGATCACCATACCCTCGGTCACGGCCGAGAGTGCGGAGTGTAAAGGTGACGGCTTGCAGATTCT